CCTGTCAGCAGCATCGCGGAACATTGCTGCAGCCATCCTAGAGGTAGCGTCCTCACTGTAGATAGCCTCTAATGCCAGCAAGGGCTTGTCGCTAACTGTGTGAGGAAATACGTCATCCATCCAAGTCGGGTGAGTGATTAGCCAGAGAGCTATAAGTCCGTCTTTAGTCTTATCTGGCAGTTCCTGATAGCTGCCCTCCCACATTGGGGTTTCGTCGCGTATAAGGCCAACAGCGTCATTTAATACTTTGTAACTCATTAGCACACCCCCAGGTTTTGACAGTCAAAGTAAGACATATTTGATACTAGGGCAAAGATAATCAACACTATGAAAACCCCCACAAAGCCCTCGCGGCTCTCCGCTATCTCCTGCTGCGCCTTGATGCGAGCATTGGACTCTTTTAAACAGCACTCATTAATTCTCATGTTATTCCCCTTAAAGCCTGTATGCCATCATTGTTCCGGCGTCGTAATTTTCTAGGTAGAACCCGTTTTTCTCAACCAGGTCGCGCAACTTAGCGTGGAAACCAGGGCCCTCACTTGCCCAGTAATTGTGGAGACTTTCTCCATCAGGGGCAACCGCACCCTCTGAGCGAAACCAAATGCCGTGTTGGTTAACTTCTTCTTCACCGTAAAACTGATCAACCGTTACAGCGTTTGCTTCTGGAAACGCCTTGTTGATGTGCTTGCACAAAGTAACTGCTTTCATATTATTCCCCTTGGTTTTTGATTGAGGTGTAATCATACCCCCCCAACAAATAAACTGTCAAGCTTTTCGATTACAACATTTTGGAATAAAAGTGCCCTGGTTAGAGCCTTTAGTTATATGAGGTGGGCTGGTAATCTTCATCCTGGAGCATCTTGGCGTGCTCTTCCCGGTAGTGCTTGGCGATCTCTGCCCTTAGCTTCTTGTTGGTTGGCATTAGCACCTGCCACTTCTCTCTAAGCATATCCAGGTGGCCCTGGCCTAGATGCGACTCAAGCCATACGCTGAAGTCGAGCGGGTTGGCCGTAAACACCTTATGGCAGTAGTGGCACAGGCATAGTGCGTTATCGATAGACCAGCGAACCGACTTAGCCGCCCTGCCCCAGATATGTGCGCACTCCATCCTGCCATCTTGCTTGCCGCAGTGCTCGCACTGGAATCCAGCCTTTTGCCTTACTACGTCACTAAACCATTTGTCTGCAGCGTCGCGCTTAATCGGCATCGTCGAATATCTCGCGGCTAATTAGCTTCGCCAGGTACCACTGCGCTTTCTGCAGGTCCTCGACCGGGTTATTCTTATAGGTATACCTCCACAGATACTTCATGCAGTTGCCTTTGAGATATCCCCTAAATGCCTCTGGGGTCATAGACTCCTCAATGGCCTCGATGCACTCGATGCCGCCGGTTCTGTAATGGCTGGGGTTGTTTACCGCATCATCTTCTGGCCACTCTTCGATTGCGGGTATAGATTCCTGCAATCGTCGCCAGTCTTCTCTTGTAGCGTGCTTCATTCTTTATTCTCCTCAATTTGAATTTTAATTTCATCAGGCGTATCAAGATCGCAGCGGTGACATAAACCATAGCTATCACCGTGATCATCAACCCAATACGACAGAGCAATTCCACATTCACAATACAGCCTTTTAATGTGGGTCTTATTTTTATGCAGTGAGATAACATCACCCATCCAGAGCCTCCACTGTAATCTTCACCCTCGAGTCTTCACCGTATTTTTTATGGTAGACAATCGCCGTCATACTCCGCTCTGATCCAAATCCCGAATCTGAGTGCCATTGGTCTGTAGAAGTAAGGCTACCGAACCAGGAGAATTGCATGCTGCCATACTCCCGGCTGACATGGTGGTGGATATGCCCCAGGAGACAGTACCTGTTCTTATGCGATGACCACTCGCTGTCCAGGTTCTTGATAACCGTCTGCAGTATCTGCTCTGGCTTTATCCGGTCACCGTGGTGGTAGACCCACATATTATTGCCCCACTCGTAATGCAAAAACTTTGAGTAGTTTTCTAGCACATTTACCCTGGGCTCTTTCTGATACAGAATCTCCAAGCAGCTAGATAGATGACAGGCCATATCACTGTCATGGTTGCCCCTCACATTTACTACGATGACATTCTTGTGGACCGTCAGCATCTTGTCGATTAACATCTGGAACAACCTACCGGCCAGCTTAAATGTCTTACCAATGCGCGTATCTACATCTACCCTGGTTCCAGCGGTGGTCTCGTTTTTGCTTGAGTCGGCGTGAAAAAAGTCACCCACGTTCAACAGTATCGCGGTCTCACAGTCACCTACTCTGACTAACAGCCTGTCAACAGCGTCAATAAGAACCTTAGTAGCTATCTTGATATCCCAGTCGTCGTTGTCCAGCTTGGTGGCAGCATCAGCGAGCATCCCGTAGTGGTGGTCGCCTATGATATAGGTGGCGAGGTAGTCGGCATTGACTTTCTTTGGCGCTTTCACCGGCTTCTTAAACCCAGCCAGGTCATCCTTCATGCCCTCCATCATCGCCTCAACCTTCTCTTGCAAACTGCGCTTCAGCGGCTCCTGGATAACCCACTGCAGGGCGATGTCGCCGTCAGAGTTAAAGGCGGTCGAAACCCGCTTTGCCTCAAAGCCCTCCATGGTCTCATTGTCTACATTGCGGTGCGGTGCTACTGCTTTAATGGCAGCCCTGCCCTCGATGCCTGTTAAAGTCCTATCTACAGTGCGCCGATCCAACCCCAGGGCTTTCGCTGCCTTGTTATTGCTTCCATGCTTTATAACTGCTTGGCATATCTCGGCCTGGCGTTCAGTTGCTGCAAATCTTATTAACTCACTAGCGCTAAGTTTGGGCATTCTATTGTTCCTGCTTTCGCTTCAATTCAGTGTACTCATTGTACTCTGGTAAAGATAAATAAACACCTTTCTCAATCGCCCAGGCGTATACCTGGTCCATGAAAAAACACATCTCCCCTTTCTTCAGGCTTGCGGTGCTTTGTATCTGGTCTTTTAGGGTAGTCTGCCCGACCTTAATTGTTTTTGTCACAAGAAACTTATGCTTCATCATCCACTTGACGCCATCTGGTGTAGCGTCAGGGATTTTGGCTATAAATTTGTCACTGAGCTCCCGGCACCACTTGTGAAATAATGCGTTCTGGTCCAGCGTCCTGGCATCCACCCACGGCTCCAGCTTAATTGATAAAGGGATAGAGTAATCCCAGTCCTGCAGGCGCTTGATAAGGTGCGGAACCTTTTTTTCCACTTCACTTGCGTGGGATATTTTAACGTGGTCTCCCTGGCTCATAGCTTCACCCTCAAAAACTTGTCCGACAGCTTCATCGTGCTAGTCTCCAGGCGATCATATAGGCTGTCTTTTGACTTGCCAATACCGCCAAATGCGTCGTCAACCTCCCTTACCTGCCTGTCGCCAATTTCAGCCCTACCTACCATTCTAGAGTGAATTGTCTTATTCTTGATGCCGGTCAGTATTGATATCTCGCGCAGAGTGTATAGCTTGCCGGTCACCAGGTTGTCATGGGTTCCAATAAACTTGTACTTCCTTGGATGTTTGCCAGACGACCTGGGCTCTAATCGCTTATCAGGCATTCTTCAGCTCCCCATCGTAATAAAATCCGAACTTGTCGAGATAATACTGCTTCATGGACAATTGCGCATCTGTATCCAGCCAGCTAATATCAGTCATCTGCATGTCGATAGACTTAGCCCGTATGCTTTCATTCTTGCCAGCCTTCTTGGCCATCGGAGAGCCGCCCTGATTCTGCGCCCTGGCTAGCCAAGAGTTAACAAAGCGCTTGATGCCCTGCTTTGTTTTACGTTTGGTTGGATTCGCGTCGCACCAGGACTCCATTGCCATGAGCTCTTGGTGAACATTGACGGCAGGATACGATCTCTGCCAGGCGATAGTGTCAGCTTCATCTGGCTGCCAGTCTTCTTTAGTATTTAATAACATGTTTTCCCCTTATCCGTGGTTAGCAAATTTGCCGTGCAGCTTTTCACGCATTTCCTTAATGGCCTGCGCCGCATCACTGATATTATCGTGAAGCCCGCAATAATGCATTTTAGAATCACAGCGCATCTTAGCTATCCACTTACCCGCAGGCTTATGCCAGCATACGCCCTTCACGCCACTGGTGCTGTTTTTATTGATCGACCTGTTATGCTGATTTTCCCGTGCAGACACGGCGCGTAAATTTTCAATCCGGTTGTCATGCCTGTCGTTGTTGATGTGGTCGAGGTACTTGGGCATGTACCCATGGTGAAATAAAAAAATAATTCTGTGCTGATAATAGGAAACTTTGTTTATGCAGCAAACCTTGTACAAACCTTTGCCGCCGCCTATTAGCTTTCCAGACTTTCGGCCATTCCCTTCGCGCCAGTGCAAGTTACCATCGCGGTACTCAAACTTTTTCTTAATTTGTTTTAATAACTGATTTTCGCTTAACTTTTTCATCGCACTTCCCCGTTGGTTTAGTAACCTTAGTATCTTTGTTTCCGAAAATATTGTCAAAGTTTTTGTCAAACTCAACTTTATTGGTCGGCCGCTGTTTACTTCCTTTACCGCTCATCTCTCACTCCCATGGCTCGGCAAGCCTCGCCCAGTATTTAAT